AACAAGAGCGACTTTCGCAAGCTATGATGATAAACTGGGGTCAATCAGTACAGTCCAAGCGGACACCTACGAGGGACAAAATCCAGAAAGGTATAATCAAGGCTTGGATTTGTTGGATCTCAGTAAATACGAAGTTTTGGACTTGGTAAAAGTGAACCCTGAAAGTTTGGGAAAAATTTTGGTAGATATGGGAGAAATGGCAACGAGCTGTGAGATGAGAATCGTGGTCAAAAATGGTCAAAAATTCATACACCTCTACGCCGAAGATGAGATCACTCAGCAATCTAAATCCGCATTAGTGGCACTGGTTGAAGAACAAAAGCCCGAAAATGCAGAGACTGATAAAATGAAACTGCAGGATCACCTACAAAAGTCTGTGAGTGGAATTGAGGGTGTAACTGTAACCGTAGAAGACTCTTTTATATAATTTTTATGTCCGAAGCTGAACTTAGTGCCAGACACATTCAAAGAATAAACGAGCTTATAGACCGTCGCTACGCTGCTGCTATAGATGAAGGGTTGGAGATGACTCGTGAGGATGTAGTTAGAGTGGTGCATGCACTTTGTGATATTTCGGAGGCTGTGTGGAGGGATGTGATTAAAAATGATTAAAAATGATTGAAACTTTATGATCCAACTCGACTTAAAAATAACACAAATAGAAGGCTTTAACGAGAAGCACCTTTGGATGATGATCAAAATCGTGGATATCATGAAGCGATACAGAAAAACCAAATTCAAAATTGACACACTAATGAAGTGGACTAATTGGGGAAGGAGCAAAGTGATCGAAACTGGTAAGGAGCTTAGAATGATGGGTTTGATTACGATTGAGAATACGACCAAGCAGTATGGGGGTCAAGGTGCTAACCAGTATAAAATTACAACGGGTTTTATTTCCTATCTCGAGAATATGAAGGGTGAACTGTTCGATTTGTCTGATGAAATGACGGTGTCTGAAAATCAACCACCGTTAGAGAATAGCCAGCCTGACCAGCCACTAGATGTAGTGGGTAACGGTGTCCGAAAATCAACTACCGCGGTGTCTGAAAATCAACCACCTATTAAACCAATTAATTACCCAATATTCTTAAGTGGGAACCCCCACCAAAATTTTGATAAATTTTCTCCAACTCAAAATCCTAACCCATCAACGGAGGAAATCACTCTCGACATTAGCCCGAAAGAATTAATCGGCAAAAAATTCGACGAACTCATGGACGCTCTCGGTATCGACAACTCAGAGCCCAAGGCATTTTCGATTTTTACTCAGATCAAAAACCAAATTCCGCATGATCAACTTTTGGCGTACCTGAGCTATTTGATCGAAGTGGAGACCAAAAAAGACGGATTCCATAGCCGAAAAACCAAAAATGGAGAGCTGGTGAAATTCGTGGAAGTTGCTTATTCGAAGTGGTTTTGGAACTCGTTTTTGAGTTGGAGGTTGGAGCAGGAGTCGGCTGAAAGAGCTAGGGCATATAACCCGCAAATTCCGCCAAAATTCACAGGTTACGAGGAAACCAAAGTCGAAATGACAGACGAAGAAAGAGCCGCACAACTCGAAGAAATCAGGAAGAATAACCCAAAAATTTACAAAAAAATTATGCAGCTACGATCTGGTGAGGTGGTCAACGAGGCGAAGTCTGTCGCTGTCGCTTTGCCCAAAGTGCCGACGCTAGGCTTTCAGTTTGATAGATCCAAAGTTCCACACGGAACTAAGGTTGAGTACATCGATGTGGAAGCCCGTAAAAATCAATTAATCTCGCAACTTCAGGGAAACGAAAGTTAAATTTATGCAAATTAAAGAACTAAACCCCAACCCAAATAACCCTCGTAAGATTTCAGATGAGAGTTTGAAAGCCTTAAAAATAAGCTTGGAAAAATTTGGAGATCTTTCAGGGGTAGTCTATAATCGAACTACCAAGCAACTTGTTGGCGGTCACCAGAGAGTAAAGATATTTCAGACTGAAAACCCTGAAATTGTGATGACTAGTCCAAACGAAGGATATTTTGAATTTGCTGGGCATAAATTCCCATATCGGGAAGTTGAGTGGAGTGAAGCAAAAGAAGCTCAAGCCAACTTAGCTGCGAATAATCCAGCTATTTCAGGAATTTTTGATTTGGAAATTTTACCAGAATTTTTGGAGTTAGCAAAGCTAGAAGATGGTTTTGAGAGTTTGGAGCTACAATCTCTAGAAAGTCTTTTACCGGGCCCAACCAATTCAACAGAAATTCAGGAAGACCAAACCCCGGAGTTGCCGATCAATGCGGTGACAGTTCGAGGCGATTTGTATGAATTTGGGGGTCATAGATTGCTTTGTGGAGATTCTACCATCCCGGAAGATGTGGCAAAGTTGATGGATGGGAAGCTGGCAAATATGATCCACACCGATCCACCCTACATGGTGGATTATAAGTCCAAATCTGGTAATGGATACTCGGATGGGAAATTTGAGTCAGGAAAGATTTTCAACGATAACCTGGATGACGAAACTGCTACAGATTTTTATACCAAAGTAGCTAAGAATATTTATGATTTCAGCGAGAAAAATGTGACTTTTTATTGGTGGTACGCTAGCCACAAATATACCTTAAATCGCACAGGGCTTGAAAATTCAGGATGGAAAGTTTCTCAATCTCTAGTTTGGGTCAAAGAGCATTTTATTTTTGGTAAGGGTCAAATTTATCACCGTCAATACGAACCCTGCTTGGTGGGTTGGAAACAAGGCGAAAAGCACTATCTGAACAAAGAAATTAACAACTACTCCGATGTTTGGCAACAAAAACGAGACAATACCAAGGAATACCTTCACCCAACTCAAAAGCCTGTGGAACTCCCAGCAAAGGCGATAAAAAGAAGTAGCAAACCAAAAGACCTTATTTTAGATCTTTTTGGAGGTTCTGGAAGTACGATGATGGCTTGTGAGCAATTAGACCGAGTTAGCTACAATATGGAACTAGATCCTAAGTTTTGCGATGTAATTGTAAAGAGGTGGGTAAAATTTAGGGAAAGCAACAACCTCCCCACCGAAGTGAGGAGAAATGGGGAAGTTTTTGAATTTTAGTTTTTGTTATGTTTAAAAACTCCACCTCGAACGAATCCGACACAGTAGCCATTTTTACTTTGAGATGGGTGAGTGTATTTGTAATTCACGCTACCCGAGCTTTTAGCTGGATTCCACTCGAGTTCCATAAAAATATCTTCAAAAAGATGTGGAAGTGGATTTTTAACATCAGCAAAATAATAATCATAACCGCTATAAGAGTGGTGATAAAAAAACTCAACACCAAATATTTGGTTAAGTTCTTGAAGGTTTGCTGGGGGTATGCTTTGTATAGTCATATTTACTTTTTAAGTACCTTAATTTTAGTCAAAAAAACGACTCTAGTCAAGTCATAAACCTCTATTTAATCAATAAAATGCCAGAAATTAAAATCAACAAAGAGCTCCTTCAAACCCTATGCAGCTATCAAGCGAGTGATGAAGAAGTTTGCTCAATTTTGGAGACGGATTTTGAAACCTTAAAAGCTTGGGTCAAAAAAGAATACAAAAAAGATTGGGATAGCTTTTACAGCCAATTTTCAGCCAAAGGAAAGGTGAAAATTCGTGAAAATCAGATCAACCTAAGCCGAAAATCACCAGAAATGGCGAAACATCTTGGCGAAAAGTATCTAAATGACGACAAAATTGAACAAAAACCAACAGAAAACAAACAAAATAAGGATAAATTTGAACAAAATTTAACAAAATATCTACAAAATCAAACAAAATTCAGCAAATTAACAGCAAAACAGCAAAGTTTCGTAGTTTATTATATTTGTACTAATAATGCTACACAGTCGGCAGCTAAGGCGGGGTACTCTGAGGCAACGGCTGGATCGCAAGGAGCGAGGCTGTTGAAAGATGTAACAATAAGCAAATTAGTCTCTGACGCCAAGACTCAGCAATTCGAGGAGGCTGAAGATCAAAAAACGATCATGATCACTAAGCTAGACGAAATCATAGACCACCCAAACTCCACCCCAAACGAAAAAATAAACGCCATCAAGACTAAGGCGATGCTGCTTGGGCTGAATGCTCCGAATAAGAGCCAGCTACTTGGGAAGGATGGGGAAATAATATTACCAACAATAATTACATTTACGGATGGAAGCAAAAATTAAGCTTTTTCCGAAGCAAATTCAAGCAATGGAGATACTTCAAGATCCTGAATGGCAAGGTGAAGTTATGTATGGTGGGGGTGCGAGAGGTGGCAAGTCGTATCTATCTTGTCACTGGATCATATCCAGCTGCTTTAAATATCCGGGGTCAGCTTGGTTAATAGGGTTTGAGGAGTTGAAACACCTCCGTAGAACGACACTGCCTGATTTAATAAATGTAATTAAAATTTATTCAGAGCCACTAAACGGCCCTAAGTGGAAAACAATCTACACTTTAAACCAAATGGACATGATTATTCAATTCCCCAATGATTCTAAAATATATTTAGCAGAGTTGTCAGACCTCCCTTCAGACCCGAACTTTGATCGACTTGGCAGCTATTCTTTGACTGGGTTTGCCGTTGACGAAGCCCAAAGAGTCTCAAAAAAAGCTATCGACACCCTTCAAGCAAGACTCTCATTGACACAAGGCAAAGGCTGGAAAACTTTGCCAAAAGCTTTGTATACTTGCAACCCCAAAAAAAACTGGATATACACTGAATTTTGGAAGCCAATCATAAAAGACAAAAAAAAAGAAAAACATAAAAAATTTATAACTTCACTTTATACGGATAATCCCCATATCGACCACGAAAGCTATCGACTACAAGTTCTTAACACTAAGAATAAAGTCCAAATTGAAAGACTACTAAATGGGAATTTTGAGTACGATGACGACTCAACCAAGCTTATGAATTATGACTGTATTCAGAACATCTTCAGTAACGGGAGTATCGTGGAGGATGGTAAAAAGTGTATAGTTGTGGATGTTGCTAGGCTGGGAAAAGATAAGACCACGATTTCGGCTTGGAGTGGGTGGAAAATTATTCGACTTATTGAAATAGCCAAAGACACCTTAGACAAACAACTAGAAGTAATCGAAAAATTAAGAATAGAGCTAAAAATAGCTAAATCACAAGTACTTGTGGATGAGGATGGTGTGGGGGGTGGAATTGCGGATTTTGGTGGGTATAAAGGATTTGTGGCTAACTCCAGACCAATTGAAGACAGCAAAAGACAGCTTCAGGCTGCTGCAGGAGATCAAAAAAGAGTTGGGATAAATTACAAAAACCTCAAAGCTCAGTGTGCGTTTTATCTTGCGGACAAGGTCAACGGCGATCAGGTTGCTATATCTTGTAATGTCTCGCCAAGCGTAAAAGAAATTATAATCGAAGACCTAGATTCATATAAGCGATACAAATCAGACTCGGATCAAGCCCTGCAAATAGAACCAAAAGAGAAACAAAAAGAATTACTCGGAAGGTCGCCAGATTATGGTGATATATTCTTAATGAGGTCATTTTTTGACCTAAAACCAACCCCAAATCTAAATCCTGTATTTTTCTAACTATGTCCACAACAAATTCAACCCTAAGACCTCTCACAAAATACGATATATACCTGCTTGTAGCAATATCTAATGGTGTATGCTATTGTTCTCATCTAGCTGACTCATCAGGGAGGAATAGAACATATGTTACTGAGAGAGTTAAGATATTAGAGAAATGTGATTTAGTTGAGATCGAAGATGTGAGCCAAAAAAGTTTTAGCCGTGCTTATAAGCTTACTCCAACAGCAGAAAAAATAGTCTCACAGTTATTCTACGATGCTAATGCCAATCTTTTTTTGGCTATAAAGCAAAATTTAGACTATTCGCAAGTTGTCGAATAGATAGGTTTTGGGTTTTGTATAATTATGAATATGGATCAATTCCAAAATGAAAATCAAGGGAAAGCTTATGCTGAAGGAAATTATGGAGTGCAATGCGTGAAAGGTGGGAAAGTTTGGATAGAATCACCACACGGTTGGGACATGCCAGCAACAGTATTTAGGTCTTACGCTGGGAACGGGAGCTACGGAGACGATGGAGCTTTGGACGGGTTTTATTCTTTTCGAGATGGCTTTCAGTCGGTAGTTTTGAATCGTGAGGGAATTGATAGATCAGGAAGGCGATACAGAATAGATATTGTCAGCGATCAAAATCAGTTGCAAAAAGGTGACCTTGTGTTCACCACTGGCAGAGATCAGTACGGACATGTAGGTGTTTTTGTGGGTCGGGATGTGAATGTTCCGGGGACTTTTCAGTTATTCGATCAGAACGGGCTAAATCCAAGATCTCCTGCTTTTTGGTGGTCGAACTATAATGTTTCGACTTTTGTAGGTGCGATGAGAAAAGTTTTTTTGGATCAGCCACAATCAACACCGATTCCACAACCAACAGACAAGAGATTCTACACCACGAAATATGGAGGTTGGAGGTGGAATGTAGTTCAAGAGATTATTAACGCTGGAATTTGGGGAGGAACCCCAGGTGATAACCTACCTAACTTTAATCGGATGAACCCAGTGACTCCACAAGATGGTTGGTCGCCTGGTGAAGTGGTTAGAATCGCAGATGATCCACAACCACCTCAAGTTGATTCAGTTTTGGTAGGGAAATCAATTTCTGTAGCACCTGAACCTACGGTGTCACCAGTCGTTACACCATCTCCAATCCAGCCACAGCCAGAGGCTATTTCTACACCTGCACCAACCCCACCTATGCCACACATTGAAGTTCCAGAACTTCCTAAGCAAGCAACAGCCACAGTTACAATGATTGCCGATATAGATTCCCATGATAAGATCAAAGCTCTCGAGTCTCAGCTTTCAACTTCTTACGACCTCGCAAGACAGCTAATCTCCAAAAAAAGTTCAATTCTAGAAAAGCTAAAATCTCGCAAACTTTGGGCTACGATTGTAGGTGTAAGTTATGCAATTTGCTCTGTGTATTATCCAGAATGGCAGTCTGTTTTGCCTCAAGTTTGGACTATAATTGCTGGATACATTGGAGTTGAAGGCGTGGCGGATATAATTGAAAGAAATAAAAAATAATATGTTACCAGAATCCCAACTATCAGCGATTAAAATGCTAAAAGAAATAAAACCAGAAGAAATAGATGAGTATTTTTTAGATATGGTTTTTGCGTCAATTCATATTCTTGGAGGTCTGCAATGTGACTTTCCAGCTGAGTTCGCGAGAGAGTCGGTAAAAGTTTTAATCCAGAAACTAAAAGAAACTGGGCTAAAAGATAAAAATGGCAAACTCGTATATGCTGGAGATGTTGTCGAAGACTCCCCCGGTATATTACACGAAATTAAATGGTCGAAACCAAATGCAGGCTATTGGGTAGGAACTTCACAACCTTTTACCGCTGGAGCAGCTAAAACTCTAAAAAAGATAAAATGACTCACAAAACCTCACTCGCCATAACACTAGCCATGGTCGCAACTCTTGCGATTAGCTTTACGGCGTTTGTTGGAGGACTAGACCCAAAAAGAGACTACCAAACTATAAACGGCCTTTCTATTGTGGTTATAAATCTCGCAATGATTTTTGTGGTGAGTGTTTTTATAATAATTATTAAATCATATGTTAATCGAAGGAATTCAAAGAATAGTTGAAGTAATGCAAGTGGTGCAAATTGACTGGTGGGCTTATCTGGTTTGTCTTGTAGTGGACTCTTTAATATTGTTTTTGGTCGAAAAATATGTCTGATATTTTAAATTTTATTCTAGAACTTATAAGCACTGGTCCGTGGGGGTTAGTCTTTATGTTCTTTGTAACGATATTAATCTTTGGTTTAATATTTTTCAACGATCGGACAAAGCAAGAGTTTAAACTAGGTAAGTTTGAAAGAAAACTAGAACTAGTAGAGCAAAAATCAGACACCGCAGATGAAACAAACTCTAAAAAAAACCACTATATCGGGAAATTCCATTACAGAATGGTTAAGCTTGCTTACGAAAATACAAACCTTCAAGAAGTCAGAAAACACATTCTATTAGGGGTCGAAGAAAACTGGAGCGAGGTCGAAAAAATAGACGATGTTCATAAAGAAAAGGTCGAGGTTATAAAAGCCCAGATCACAGAAATAGACAAAGAAACTCCGCCGGAGTGGTTCGGGGCGAAAATTTTAAACTTATGGCGAAAATAAAATATGATCAAAAACCTAAAATTCAAATTCACTAGCGAGGACTTCAAGTCAGGTCAGTACGAAGATGACTTTACTTCGTTGATTCAAGGTGTGAATATCTACAGTGATAGTTCTTCAGAATTTACAGCAGTCAACCCACCTTCAGGCTGGTATAACGAATACCGTAAAATTGCAACAGGCTTTGCTCAAATGCCATACATAATCTCAAGCTGGCAATCGAATGTAGGAGCTAATGACTCTACCGTGGTTATAGAAATAAACGAAAAAAACAGCCCATCAGTGCAGGCAAGAAAAAAAGCAATTCAAAAAAAAGTCTATAGCCTTATATACACGAAGCACCACTGGAAAAAGAAAGAGTTAGAAATTGTTAAGCTCTTAGCTGTCGAAGGGAATGCCTTTGTGATGATGAATAGAGATGGTGAAATTATAATTGAGTCTATTAGCAGATTCAATGTATATTGGGACAACCGAAACAAAATAGCAAGATACGCATACAAAGTTGACGGGGTTGAAGTGGAAGGAATGAAAAGAATGAGACACGGCATAGATCTTTGGCACATTAAAGACCCTGTCGGAATAGACCTTGCTTTTGCTCCCAGTAGATTGCAATCAGCGATGGCGATGATCCTCCTTGAGAATAAGGCAACGAGATTGAACGCACACATGTTCGCCAACGGTTGGCTTTCTAATATCTTTTTGAAATTTTACAAAGAAGGAACCTCTGAAATAATGGAAAAACTAGAGGATACGACAAAAGACAAGGAGAACAAAACCTACCTCCAAAGATTTATGGATATGTTTAACTCCCGAAATCAAGGGGTAAAAAACGCCGGAAAAGTTGGTATAGTTCCATATTTGGAAGATATAATTAAGGTTGGGACGAGCAACAAAGACAGCCAATATCTGGAAATGATGAAAACCCTAACTCCAGAAAGAGTGGCGTGGGCGTACTCCATGACTTTTAGTAATTTTGGGTCGGGTACTAATTTAACCGAGAACAATGCTTCAACTTTTGACGATGCTCTATTTGATAAACTTGGCAGACCTGTTCAACAATTACTAGACGAATGTAGAAACGAATTTGTTCTTAAGTTAGAAGGAATTATAACAAGTGAAAACTTCTATATTAAGTACAACGAACCAGAAGACCCTAAAAAATTACTGGAAACCAAAGAGTGGAGAGAAGACCTGAAGTTCGACGCACTTACAATCAATGAGTACCGAGAAAAGCGAGGATTACCTCCGATAGACAATGGAGATGTGACATATTCTAGGTGGCTAAACAGTGGACAAGTGCCTTCAACAATTACTGTAGACGCCAATCAATCTAAAGAAGTTAAAAACAGTTTAGATTTTTTCGGGTACGCCACTGAAAAAGTGGCAAAAAAGCTCACTCCAACTGAAAAGGCTTTAAAAACTAAACAATACGAGAAATTTGAGGGTCGTTGGACTAATGCAATTACAAAACAAATAAAAAGCTTTTTAGATGATTTTAGTGGGCTCAAAGACACTGACCTAGAAACTTTTGAGCCAAAATTACCCAAAATTGAAAGTTTTTACGCTTTTAATGTATTAAAAGATGATTTGTTAAAATTTGCTGGAGTGGGAATGGACGAGATCAAAAAAGATAAAAGGATAAAATTCAGTCTGCAATTTTTTGATGGGGAATACCCAAAATCTGTTTTGGAGGCGATCGATGAGCGAACCGAAATGTTGCTGAAAGGTTTGGGAAATTATAAGGGTGTGGATGATGAGACAACAGCAATTATCAACAACATAATCAAAGAAAATGCTAGTTTTGGAGTTCAAGCGATTGCAAAGCTAATTAGCGAAAAAGTAGCTGAAATCTCTATCGTGAGAGCTTCAATAATTGCTCAAACTGAGGTCGCCAATGCGGTGGAAGGGACTAGATACACAATGTACAAAGAGAACTTTCCAGATGGAACAAAAGAGTGGCAGACAGCTCAAGACGAGAAAGTGAGACCAAGTCATGTAGCCAACAGCGAAGAAGGTCGGATACCAATTGACCAAGCTTTCTCCAATGGGAGTATGAGGGCTGGAGATGAACCAAGGTGTAGATGTACTACTTTATACTACCCTGATTAGCTAGCTATTCGGAGATTGTCGAATAGATATGTAATTGATTTGATGATAGTGTGAGACTCAATATTAACTTTTCAGTGGCTCAGCCGAAACCTCGAACAGAGGTTTTTCGTAATTATAAAAGCGAAGACGGAAAGGAAGGGTTTGAGATTGATCAATGCTTGTTCACAGATTTGCTATTCCGCAATAAGCAGTACTTTCAAGCTACTCACCTTCTCAGGGTAAAAAATAGATTATCCAGTATAATTTATAATTTTAACCATGACTTGAGTGAAACTGGCGGTCAGTACCTCGGCAACAAGACTCAGTTAATCAATATATGGTCTGAGTACAACGATGGAGTTTTTGAGATTTGGGGTACTACCAGATCGACTGATCCAATCGTGGTTGCCAGGAAAGATGAGATTACCGCACCCTCCGTCGAATGTGCGGTGGAGACCGATTCCCTGATTCAGAATGAGCTTGGTCTATACTCACCTGAGATTGATTTTTATGGGATTGGACTTTTGACTGGGGTAATAGCTGGATCTGGCGGAACTCGCAACGGAGAAATCCGAAACTTTAACTTCAATTTAAATAATATCAATATGACAGAACAACAAGTCAAAGAGCTTTTAGAAGCTCAAAAAAACGCAATCACTTTAGACTTTTCTCAAAAATTGGATAAAACCGTTTTGGAATTTTCTGAAAAAGTAACAAACCAAAGCCAATCTCAAACTAAAGGAGTCTGTTCTTGGGTTGGATCGGACGGCAAAACCTACACCGAAAGTTGGGAATCAATCTACAAGTCAATGATTAAAGTCAAAGACGCAGAAAGTGAAACTGCCATGATGGAATTCAAAAATAAATTTGGTCTTCCTGAAGATTTTAAATTCCAAGCTGAAGCTGAAGGGCAAGAAACCGCTGGAGGTGAAAGCGAAGACGAAAACTCTGACACCGAAACCTTAACAAACATAGAAAACAACCTAAAACAAGCTGAAATCCTTAAAAACTCGATGAAAGGCAGCAAAGAGGAAGAGACTGACCCACAAGGTGCAGATAAAACTCCTGCTAAGCAGTCTTATTCTAGCTTTATTAACAGCTTAACAGCTGATTCAGTAACCAACAACTAACAAACTATATATGTTCAAATTCAACTACGCACTATCCAGCAATGGAGACTTCACTGAAGTCAAAGATGTAATCGCCAAAGTCAAAGATAACAAGATGGATTCTAGTAATCTATTGTACGCTATCGACGCAGCTTGTACCAACCCAGAATTTTTAAACAATTTCCAGGAAGCTTTTCAAAAAGAAGTTGGAGCTAAAGCAAAAATCAAATTTAGAGTTTTGTCTGAAGATGAGATGAAAATCCAAAACGATGTAAATCAAGCAGGGATCGCACCTACAGTTGCTACGACTGTTTTACCTTCCATTGAAAGATTCATTAGATCAGCAGCAATCCTACAAAGAGTTAATATCTTAAATGTCCCTGGAGAAAATTCATTTTACCAGATGTTCGATTTTGATTCCGAAGGTAACGCCGCAATCCTTAGTGAAGTTGCAGCTGGAACTGATGTTGATGAAGTTTTAAGGAAAGGAGACACATTGATCCCCAATCAAAAGGTTCAAGCCAGCATGAAAATGTCTGAGTACGTGATCAAATCTCTCGATGGTGCTACACAAGGTAAATACTTTGCCAGATTAGCTAGAAGGGTACAAAATACTCTTTGTGCTGCTATCTTATCCAATGGTTCTGCAGCTGCCAACGGTACAGCTAGAGGTGATAACCTTAGAGGCATTCTTAACAATTACGGTATCAATGGGACTGGCGACGGAACTGGGACAATCGGAGCTATTGCCTACGCTACCAAGGCTGCAACTGACACAGCTATTACAACTCTTGGAGGTGTAGCTTCTACCGATGCATATGACCTTTTAGTCAAGGCTAAATCATTCTTATTGCCTAGCAACGTTACTGATGTTGAGGAAGATGATTATGTTTTTGTCGGGAATCGTATCAGCTGGGCAAAAGCTAAAACTGTTTTAGATGCGAATGGAAGGTACAAAGCAAGTTCCGCAATCAACCCACTAACTGGAAAAATTGAGAGGAGAATAGATGATACAGAATTTTTGGTGGTTCCAAAAGATCAGTGTCCTAATGATAGAGTATATATTGTTCCGTTGAAGCTCTACACCCTTATAACCAAAGGCGAATTGATGAACTTAAACGATGGCGGTTTGGTTCAATTGAAAGAAGGTTTCGTCCAGTTTGTAGCTAGAATTTGGTGCTCTGGGTCCATGGAATATGGTCACAAATTCAGACCAGCAACTGCTGTAACTATTGGTACAACCGTGCCAGATAACGCAGAACAAAACGCATTCAGAGTAATTAACTTATCATAATATCTAAATTTATATGTCCAATAATAACTCAACTCCAACAGAGGAAAAAGAAACTAACACCTCCACCAAACCAGAAAAATCAGAAAAGCTAGTCTTGGCTATCGACGGCTCTATCTGCACAGAATCAGAGCTAGAAGATGTTAATTTTGCAATTGAAGAGGCGAGAGAAAAAGCTAAAGAAGAGGCTGAAGCAAGAGCCAAAAAAGCTAAAAAATAAAAGATGGCATTCTTAACCACTGCAAATATAACCCCCGATCTTCCAACTGGCTTTAATCCCCGGTTGGTTGGTCGGGTTTTGCGTGGTCTAGAAAGAGAACTGAAAATTTTAGGTTTGGTTTTTGAGGTTCAATCCGATGAGACTAGACCAGTAAAAGGCGAAATAAATACTTATAATTCACTTCTTGATTTTAATTTTGTAGCGAATATAGCTAGTGTGAATTTGAGGTATGAAGGGTCTTCTGATATTAGGGTGCTTACAGCTGGCGACCACTATAGTCTGGTTGAGCACCCTAACATTAGCGGATACTTTTGGAGAATTGAATTTCTGAAGGGGAATCTCGGACTAGGTGAATACATCGAAATAACTGGGAAATGGGGAATTTATATTGATTTTAGCAATCTTGAGAGTCTGGATGATAAATCCCAACAAGTTTATGATTTGGCTGTAGATTGGGTGCTAAAACAAATTAGGTACAATTCAGCAAATTACCAATCTATAAGAAGTTCTTCAACTGGGGATACTTCAGTGAGTTTCAGTGAACAAGAAAATTCTAAATACCACTCATCAATACTTAGAGACCCAGAATTCAGGAAATCTATAAATTATTTTAGGCCTCTATGATAGAAGTCCACCAAGTCCCTAGTTGCGTGCCTGTCTCGGGGCAATATGTAAAATATATCAACGGCGTCGCTTCAGCTCCAACTACAATCTCAAATATTGTATTCTACGAAAAGGAAGGAATGCTTGAAGGTAATAGAATTGGGATAAAATATAAGGTACAAATAAGTACTGCAGTCCTGGCAGATAAGCCAAGTTTTTTGGACTACCTGATAATTAACGGGATAAAATACAAATTTATAAACCCACAACTGAAAAACCAAAACATCTTTTTTGTCCCATTTTGGGAGTCGGAAGTAAAAAGTGTAAAGTAGTATGCTAACAATTGACGAAAAAGGAGCTGTGCAAACTCTAAGTAACTACTCAAAAAGGCTAGAAAAAGCTGGTAAAGTAGCTACCCAAAAGGCTGTATTTTTGACTATGAATTACATGGAAACCCAAGCCAAAAAGAATATAAACAAGGCAATCTACCAATCACCAGCTGGAAAGTACACAAGATCAGGAAAAGCCCAGCAATCTATTATCGGGCAAATGTTATCAACCAACAGTGCTAGGGTGTATATGGGAGTAAATTACGGTAAATATTTGGAGGAAGGGACTGGGGTTTATAATGGTAGGAAACCTTATTTTACCACTTTTGGCGGGTTGCTACCTAACCCAATCTTTTACAAGGGTATGAAACCTCGACCTTTTTGGATACCATCGGTCAAAGAAACCAAAAAAGAAATCCCAAACATTTTTAAAAAAGTTATCAAAGAAATATGACAATCGAACAACATATCACAGCAATTCAAACAAGACTCCAGACAGTAGAATATAACGGGAACCCTTTGGCTGTCAGTAAGTATTTTGTCACGACTGCTAATATTTACCCCTATTTTTATATCACCGACGGAGAGATCCGAGCAAATACAGAAGGCAAGCAGTACGAGCTTGGTCCGAACGGAACCTACAAAAGAACTTATCAGTACGAAATAAGCGTGGTGTTTGCGGTTGATCTTGAGAATTTTGGCAATACTCAAGACGAGATAAGAGCTATTACAGGGTTGTTGTTGGATAAACTTCAAGGTGCTGATATGCTGGCACCAACCCCCCAAGAAATATCAGACGGAATTCAAATTTGGACTGATTTTAATCTTATTTCCGTCTCTCGACCGATCAATGGGGTTGAAGTGGAGTTAACTGATAATAATATAATCAAGATATTCATAGTTGAAGTGGAAGAATTGGTAGAAATTCCAGACTAGCTATTCGGAGATTGTCGAATAGATATGGAGGTGGTTGAGTATTATTATGAGCCTACAGCTAATTGCACCATCAGCCGAAAATCCAGAAATCGCCACCATCGAAAAACAAGGAGGTGATTATTACTTGATTACAGATTCTAAGACCGGCAAAAGTAAATCAGTGTATGCAACAAGCCAAAAAGAGGCTTTGCAGATTTTTGCGGGTAAAATTAAAGAGAAGTCTCAACCAAATGAGATTCAATTAGACCTCAATAACGACGGGAAATTCGACGAAAAAGATGCTTCAATAGCGGGTAAAACTTTAAATTAATCTAAAAATCTATAATATATTATGCCAAAATTAGGACGCAGTCAGACCGTAGGGTACGCCAAAGACTCATCTCGCAACACCGCAACCGCAGTCGCCACAAAATTTGTAAAATTCAAGGAATTTGAGGTCAATACTAAGAACGAGTATTACGAAGATGATACTGCTTTTGGTAGGAGGGAAGGAATGATCGGCAAAGAGATAGCCCACCAGTATGTTGAGGGTAAGTTAGAAGCTCCCCTTGATGTAGATGGAATAATTGGAGAAATGCTTTTGCATACTTTTGGGTCAGTAGGATCGGTCACGGCATTAGGTGCAACTAGTCATACTTTTGCTAGCTTCCTTAATCAGACAGATTTGGCTAGTTTTACCCTTCAGTACACCAAGGGAGAAATTGGTAATAAGCGAATCAAAGGTGGTGGAATTAAAACTCTGGAATTAGATTTTACTGATACTGAATGTACTTTGAAAGTGGAATTCATGGCGATAGCTGAAGAAGCTGGAGATAGCCAAACAGTAGTGATAACCAAACCTACTAAATACTTATTAGCTAAGTCACTAATATCTAAATATGCAACTACAATTGCAGGGCTTACATCTGGAACCGAAATCAAAATAAAATCTCTAAATGTAAAAATTGATACTGGTCTGGAACCTGACAAAGCTATGGGGTCAGTCAACCCTATCGACATGTTAGCTGGAACTGCCAAGATTGAATTTAATTTCGCAGGGCTAGTTAGAGACACTCTTTGGGATCAAGCGAATCTGAGCAATACAAAATACGCTTACGAGTTCGACTGCAATATGAACAATCTACCTGTATTGGGGAGTTCAGCTTTGTATCCAAAATTGAGGGTAAGAATCCCGCCATCTAGCGTGGAAGTAACAACCAAAATAGAAAAAGACGGATTTGTGGCGTTTGAGGCTAAGGGTAACTCTGAGTACTCAGTGGCAGACGCTTTCGCGATCCAAATCTTATTACAAAATACAACTTCAACTTACTAATTTATTTTATGTTTGACAATCAACAACCCCAACAAGAGCAAAAACCAACCCTTCAACAGCTTATAGGAAGGAAAGTTACAATCCAAGGTAGAGAATATACCTTTGATACCAATCGCCTTAACTACGGTAAATTTTGCGATCTTCAGGCAGAACTAAAATCTGGGATGAAAGCAACTTTTAACCAAGACACTCGTGAAAGCGAAATGACCTTCACAAAAGAATACGCCAGCAAGGAACAACTAGTAAAGACTGAACTCCTTAGAATCTTTTTTGCGTTGGATGTGAACCCAAACAACCTAAACATAGATGAGGTAGAGCCGATGCTTGAAATCCTTGAGCTTTCGGGTTTTATGGAGCGGTTAGATCCGAAGGCGAAAAAAAGCCAAGCTTCTTAACCGCTGAAGACTATCTGGATATAGTACTCGCTGAGGAGAAAGACGTCGGGCTAGTTCCTGCCGATTACAACGATGTAATGTTTTTTTGTGAAAAATGGAGTCCGAGAAATTGGCAAGATTATATGGAGATTCCCTACGCAATTTGGCTTAAAATGCAAGAATATTCCCAAGCAAGAGCCGAAGGTCAAAAAGCTAAAAATAAACAACCTAAAACCTAATGTCAGAATCCGTACTCAATCTACTAATCAAGGCTACAGACGGAGCCAGTGGCGTGATAGGTAAAATTAGGGGAGAAGTCGAAAAATTAGAAAAAGCAACTAAAAATTTAGCTAAAGATGGGTTCGAAAAACTGAGAAGTGGTGGTGAAATGATGGTGACGGGGTTGATGATAGGGATACCGTTACTTGGCGGTCTCTTGGGGGGTCTTGGGCTTCAATCCATAAAGACTTCGGCGAGCTACGAGACCTTAAAAGTTGCACTTGAGACAAGTCTTGGAAGCCAAGAAGCAGCGGCTAAAGGCTTTGAACAAATAACCACTTTCGCAGCGGCAACACCCTTTCAGTTAGATGAGGTTGCTGGTGCATTTATTAAGCTCAAAAACCTAGGGCTTGATCCAAGTGAGAGAGCTTTAACCAGCTATGGGGATACTGCCTCGGCTATGGGGAAAGGTCTTAACGATATGGTGGAGGCTGTGGCTGATGCGGCAACTGGAGAATTTGAGAGGTTAAAAGAGTTTGGAATACGGGCTAGCTCTGAAGGTGATAACGTTAAATTTACATTTAAGGGGGTCACAACCACGGTAGGTAAAAATTCAAAAGAGATAGAGGGCTATTTAATCAAACTTGGAGAAACTAATTTCTCAGGTGGGATGAAAAAGCAAAGCGAGACTTTGGCAGGGAAGTTTAGCACCCTAAAAGATACTTTCAGCCTGACGATGGCGGCTTTTGCTGATGATAGTGGGCTATCAGAATGGGCAAAAAAAGGAATTGATGCAGCTAGCAAATTGATGGGCGGGGTCAAACCACTCTATGATCTCCTTGTAAAGGGCGATTACTCCGATGGGCTATATGGAGCTTTTGGCTGGGCTGAAGATAGTGAGATTGTTATCAAGATATTAGATATAAGAGACGGAGTCAAAGACTTAACCCAGAAATTAAAAGATTTTGCTCAAAATTCTGAAGTCAGTAAGTTTATTCAAGATTTTGTCCGTGATTCAGATAAAATGTGGTCTATACTTGTCGGGATTTCTGCTGCTCTTGGAGCTGGAATAATAGCAGGTTTTGTATCACTCGGGGTTGCGGTTTTGATGGCGGCGTGGCCGTTTTTATTGATCGCTGGTCTAGTTGGTGGCTTATTTTATCTTTTCCAAACTAACGAAAGTGTTAGAAACTTTTTAACCAATGTCTGGAATAAGCTGGTTGAAGGGTTTAATTACCTTAAAGACGTCGTCTTGCCTCAGCTTATAACTTTGTGGGAGACTAAATTACAACCAATGATGGCTTTTCTAGGTCAGCTGATCATGACTCAATTGTGGCCTGCCCTACAAGAATTGTGGGGAAAGTTGATGGAGTTGTGGGTGCTGATAGAGCCATATGTTATTCCAACTTTACAATTTTTAGCCGTCGTTCTGGGGGTAGCTTTGTATATTTCGATTGTTTGGCTGATCGCAGCATTGACTCTTTTAGTTAAATGTTTGTCTTGGATGGTAGATCAGTGGAAAAGGCAGGTGGTAGAATTCAACGAAAGGTGGGATAGAGCTAAAGACGCTATTGAATTTTTTAAAAATAAAGGTATGGATGCCTTCGCAAGAGTGCAGCACGGCATATCTGTTATGTCTGAGGTGGTCAAAAATAAGATCGGAGAGATCGTAAACAATGTAAATGGGGCAATTACAAGCTTCAATAATTTGGGGAATGCGATTGAAAAAGCTTCAGGTGGTGCGATAAATGTTACAGATGTATCGACAATCTCTGCCCCCGGCAGGGCTTCAGGGGGAAAAGTCGAAGCAGGCAACCTCTACGAAGTCGGGGAAAACAATAAAGCGGAATTATTCAAAATGGGCAACAGACAATACATGATCCCAGGGAATAATGGAGATGTCTTGAATCAATCTCAGATCCCTATTCAGTCAACCTCAGGAGGTCAAAAAACAACCATAAATCTTACTTTTGCTCCGGTTGTACACGGCTCGAATATGGACGAACAAAGTTTATTCGAAATGTTCGAGAACTGGCTCGCTGAGAAGAATCTTTTAAC